TGGAGGTATCCATTGGCATCTAAGCCCATGTAACACCATACTCCTCCCTCGGGCTGAACCGTATCAGGTAGCCACATTCTGTAGTATTTTGTGTACTTCATTGTTCTAATCGTTTTGGGTCATTAACTCCTTTGAACAGGTTGCTTGTGGTAGCTATCATGCCTGTTGCTTTCATAAAATCAACCTCAGCCTTAGCACTGTTAATTACAGAGTTTGACAGGTTAGATATTGCCTGTGCTTTCTCCACTTCCGTAGCCAATTGCTCAGGTGTTAATTCATCATCGTTCAATCTTTCGAGTGCTGCAAAGAGGTGGTCTCTTAGATCATTCATTCCGTTTCTTGCCATTTTGTTTTTGTTTTAGTTGTTTATTTAATTTACTCTTTAATCTTATCACGCTCTGCAATTCACCTGGGAACCGTTGTATGCTGTTCCGTATTGCATTCTCACGCATTGGGATGCACTCAAGGTTCTCAATGTCAAGGTTGAGGTTGTTGCCATCCTTAAATCTAACCACATGGCCTTTGGGTATTGGTCCATAAATAGACTCCCACATCAACCGATGAGTGAGCACCCAAAGGCTATCCTTTACCTTAGTATATGAGTAGGGCCTTCCTGTCTTGTCATACCGGATGGTGGTTGCATTAGGCTCCCTGGTGTTGAAGGGCTTGTTGCCAGGTTTGTACATGGTACGTTCCACCTTAGCATAGAGCTCACTGCTCATCTTCTTACCCTTGTTGTGTGCCTTATGACCAGGTTTCCATCTGCTGTTGATACCTGAGTTGAGTGCAAGCCTTCTGTTCTGCAGGTACTTAATGCGTGGGTTTTTCTTTATCCCCATGTTAAAGACTCTGTTGTAGAGCTGTGAGGTGGTGTATCCAAGGTAGTCACATAGTGCCCTGCTGGGTACGGTAGGGTAAAGTATTCTAATTAACTGCTCCTTATTCATGCCTTAACAATTTTGAAGTGACCCATTTGACAATCTCCTGACATGAGAAGCTCTCGCTTTTTCCAATTGCAGAGTCCTCTGCTGTTGAACACCCATTCTCGGATGAGTTGGGTGTGGATGTAGTATTGAAGTCTGAACATTTTGATTTGCATTTTAGATATTCGTAATATAGCTCAATGTTGAAGCTACCTCCTATGTCATGGCTGAAGGACTGAGACCTCCACCACCGTGCACATTCATATAGTGTTTTCCCTTTCATAGCGTATCTTCGTAAAAGAGTTTCATAGTATGAGCATTGGGTCCATCAGGATGCTTGAGTGCCTCATTGATTAACTGCTCAATTGCCTTGAGCTCGGATAGTGTTAGCACATAGCGGAGGTCTCTTAAGATATCATCCCCTGCATAGAACTCCTGCCAGGCTATCCATGCAGGTCTATTCGCACTATATTGCAGGTATGTCACCATCCCCATTATCTCGGTACCTGTATCTCTTGTGAACCTTACATCCACATTGTAGTTGTCATGAAATTCCATCCAAGTTATCTGCATAGCATAAAGATTAAGAGGTGATACATAGCTACAGGAACAGCTACCACTACAATGGCAGCAAATACATCGTCAAGTACTTTATTTTTCATTTGGAGTCAAATTTAATCGGGTTAATAATTCGTCAAGTACAGCCCATCTTGTTGCTGCATGGTTAGTACCACTGTCATGTGGACCAAAGGCATCAAGCATTTCCTGCATTTCATCCCGAAGCTCCTGCTCCATCTTTAGGATGATCATTTCCATTTCAAATTCTCGTGTCATAACTAAATGTTTAAGTGTTAATACTTGACAAATATACAAATAGTTTCGTTATTGACAAGTTATCAATATAAATTTAGAATAATTCTAAATAAGGAAATGTAAAAATAAGCGGGTGCAATCGGCAGAAATCCGAGTAATTAACTTAAAAGTGGTGAAAAATACTTAGATATTTAACTTAAGAGATATTTTTCTTACGCTTGTAGATATACTCCTGGTACTTAGTGAATACCTGATGGTTGATTTTGTTGTGCTTGTTGCAGTCTCGGCACCTTAGCCAATGGTGTACGGTTCCTGCTGCAGTGACTACCTTCTTGTTGTATACGTAATTAGTGCTACCACATTCAGGGCATTCATACTTCTCCCCTCCATGTTGCACTGCATAGTTGTGCTGTGGGGTTGCATAGCTGTTTAGTTTCTCAAATACCGCCTCAAGGACCTCCACATCCATCTTACAATACTCAACCATCTTATCCAGGGCTTGTTGGTCCTTCCTAAATACTATATCTTTCCACAAGTCAAGCCCTCCTGTATCCATCTTAGCACCTACCTTGAGCAGTTTGGCAATGTAATCGAGTTTGTTGCTGTTAAAATTAAAGTATCTTTTCGCCCATTTAAGGGTGTCAATAGTCTTAGGTGATGGCATAACACCAATACCATGGAATAAAGCCCTTGTACGTAACCATTTAAGGTCAAATCTATCACCATTGTGAGCTACAATTTCATCGGCCTCATGTAGTACCTTAATGAACTGCTTGAGCATTGCCTTGTCACATTGGCTCTTGGACCATGTTAAGCTGTGGATCTCATCCTCACCCTCCCACTTGTAGCAGATGCAGATAATAGCACGCTCATGGATGATGTCACCCGGGTTGATGGTTAGGTTATATCCTGTGCGCCAGAATATACCGACATTGAATGAAGTCTCAATGTCATAAAAAAGTCGTTTCCTCATCTGTTGAGTTTACTGAGTATAGCACTCCATGCCAATCTAAGCACAAACGGTATGGCTAAGCCTAACCAAAACGGCCACCATCTTAGTCTATATCTCACCACCTCATGCTGTTTGGTTATTACATCACCTTTAATCTTCTCTATCTTGGTACGGTACTTCCATTCTATCCTCGTCTGCCACCTGGTCTTGGGTATCTCAACGGTCCTAAACTGCACCACCGTATCCTTATAGGTGAGTACCTTTTCCCATACTATGGTATCATTCTTAATAACAGGGATGCTGTCAATGGTAGCAATCCGGATGGTATCACTACCCTGCTCTACCTTGAGCCCATTAGCGAGGGCTCTCTTGTAGTGGTACTGTGCTCTCTTAGGAGCTGAGCAGGATAGTATCACACACAAAAGAGAAAACCCGATAAGTGTGCGGTTAGTTAATCTATTAAGCATATCGGGTGTATTGAATAAGGGTAAAAAGTATCTCATAATGCTTGCAACATTGCTATCATTCGAGGACATGGGTAGATATCACTCTTATCTTTTCTCACACTGTTGTGGGTGTAGATGCCTGGAGTACCTTTGAAAGCCTCCGTATCAATGGCGAATATCTCTTTTCTATAGGTCTTGGGTATGTTGTAGGTTTCGCATAGGTACACCAATAACTGACGGGTGCTTTCAATCTGCTCATCCGTATACTTATGCCATAGTACATGACCTTTGAAGGGCTTATCCAGGACGGTAACCTCCGAAGGATCTACCACACTCTTGACATAGTTGATGTACTTACCATTGACCTGCTTCAATGGGCCCCAATTGCATACCTCAATACCTACAGATAGCTTGTTGAGGTTTTGATATCTAAGCCCATGAGGTGCAAAGTCCTGATTATCTATGCCGAGGTGGTAAGCCCAGTGCTTGGAACTGAAGCATTGTACTATTGTACCCTTGTTTCCAATGACGAAGGCAGTAGCTATCCTGGTATCGTTGCTGTTCCAAAAACGAGCTACCCCAACAGCATTGCCATTGCCTGCTGTATGGTGGAGATATATCTGCTTTTTGGGAGCCTCCTCTTGGAAGTATTGGTCATTAGATAGGCGTACCTGTAATATCGTTGTTGTGTCTAATTTGGTCGGCATCTTTTTTTAACTCTTTTGCTCTGGTTATTAAATTCTTAGCACTCACCCATAGGTCAATGCCCTTAACTGCCTTGTAGTTTTCGTTAATACTCACTACCTCGATGGATACCAATACCAATGCGAGCATCTTAGTCAACATCAAAGGCACTGAAAAAAACGTTAAGATGATATCATTAAGGATAAAGTAGTCAATGAGATAGAACAATATAACGGTTACCTCATACAGCAACATCTTACTGATAACAGCAGACAACCTACGTGAGGTTATTGGTTGCTTGAGTTTCTTGGCCTTCCATACTCCCGTAATGGTATCAACGAAGATGGCAAAGCC